ACCCGTATGCTAGGGAATGGCGTCCACTCCGTCTAAGAAGCCGACCCATGTTATCGGCCCGGATGGTAGGGAGCGGACCATCCTAGCCGATGCAAGGATCAACGAGATATTCGAGGTTGTCTTCGGGACGCCCGCCGGCGTCAAGGCGATGGACTACCTGAAAAGCATCACAATCAACTCAGTGGCCGGGCCGGAGCAATCCGATTCGGCATTGCGTCACCTCGAGGGCGGGCGGTTCATCGTCGGCCTGATAAGTGCGCGGATCAATCTTGGTCTTCAACAGAAGCGAAAAGCGGGAGAAAAGTAATGTTCGAATTATTCAATTTTTCTAACAAGTCCAAATTCTGTTCAGCGGACGCCGCTGCGGGGGATGGCGGCGGTGACGGAGGCGACGGCGGCGGGGGAGGGGAAAAGACCCCGCCGTCTGGCGGCGCAGAGGAAGGCGGCAAGCCCGACTATGTGGACGAGAAATTCTGGCGTGCCGATACCAAAGACGTTGACGTCGAGGGACTTTCCAAATCCTATGCCGAACTTGGCACCAAGATTCGGGAGAAGTCGGACACCACCCGCAAAGGCATTATGGATGAAATGGCAGCCGACAAGATCGCCAACCGGCCGGAGATAGCCGAGGGCTACGAAACCCGGATTCCAGAAAGCCTCGATATGCCCGAGGATATGACGTTCGAGTTTTCGGATACCGATCCCATGCTGGTCTTCTGGAAGGACTTCGCATTCGATCAGGGTTTCGGCCAGGACGTATTCGATAAAGGCGTCGAAATGTATATCCGGTCCAAGTTTGCCGAAATGCCCAACTTCGATACCGAAATGGGACAGCTTGGAGACAACGCCATTGATCGGGTGGCCCATGTTAATCTGTGGGCGCAGAAAAACCTCAGTGAGCAAACCTACAATGCGGTTGCCGAGTTTGCCTCGACGTCCGAGGGCATCATGGCCCTTGAGGAAATCATGAGAAACGGCGGCGAGCCAGCTTTCTCGCCTGGCGGTCCCGCCGGCGGCGGGGGCGGTCTGACACTGAATCAGCTCCGCACCATGCAAGCCGACGAGCGTTACTGGCACCCTCAGAAGATCGACCCTGAATTCGTTGCGAAGGTCGATAAGGGATATGAAGATTTGGTATCCTGACGCTCCCGCGTAGATACCAGAGGGACGGCCCGCCAAATTCCCGCCGGATCGAGGCGGGCCGTTTTCTCTTTGTGCATACCCCTTCATTGAAATTATGCGTTAGGTCTAAAAATAGACAGACGGCCCCTTTGTGATTTCGGACCGGCCCCGCCCAGGCGGTACAACCAATATCCGACGATCGAAGGCACAACCTCAGTCCGAACTGAAACCTTGTCTTTGAATCAAACGGAGAAATCCAATGGCCTCACCCACAATCTCAACGGCGTTCATTCGCCAATTCGAGTCCGACGTCCATGTAGCCTATCAGCGCATGGGTACCAAACTTCGCAACACGGTCCGCCGCAAGGTTGCCGTCGAAGGCGAAGACGTTCGATTCCAGAAATATGGTAAAGGCACCGCATCCACCAAGTCGCGCCATGGCGATGTTCCCGTCATGAATGTTGCTCACACGACAATCGATTGCACGATGACGGATCATTATGCTGCGGAATATATCGACGATCTCGATATGCTCAAAACCAACATCGACGAAAAGAACCTCGCCGCCCAGGCGGGCGCCGGCGCTCTCGGCCGCAAGACCGATTCGTTGATCACCGTTGCCATGGACGCCGCGACCCAGGAGCAGGCTCACGGATCCGCCGGCCACACCAAAGCCAAAGCACATACCGCTTTTGAAACGCTCGGCAACAACGACGTGCCGGACGACAATATGCGGTTCTGGCCGACTTCCCATGCGGGCTGGTCGGATCTGATGGACGTCAACGAATTTGCTCAGGCGGATTATGTTGGCTCCGATCAGCTCCCCTACGCTCAGGGAATGGTTGCCAAACGCTGGCATGGCTTCCTCGTCTTCGCCTTCTCGGGCCTCGACGTTGCCGCCAACATTCGCAAGACCTTCGCCTATCACACGACCGCGCTCGGTCATGGTATCGGCAAAGATGTCTCTCAAGACATTGGTTGGGTTGTTCAGAAGCAGGCCCATCTGGTCGTAAACAAGATGTCGCAAGGAAGCATAATCGTTGATGCACTCGGTATCATCGAAGTTTCCATCGACGAATCCTAACCGGAGGTGAACCATGGCATTCGCAATATCAGGACTTGCTTTGCTGGCGACGGCCAACGGGTTTAACCTGTGGGTCTACACATCGGCAGACGCCATTGCCGACGTTAACACCGCCGCTTATTTTACGGGCGACGCTGTTAATATGCTGAATGTTCGGGATTTGATTATCGTTATCGATACGAATGTCCCATCCACCAGCTTTTGCAACGTCCTTACCAATGATGGCTCAACCGTCGATGTCTCCGATGGTACGACCGTTGTTGAAACGGACGGCGACTAAACAGATGGTAACCACTTGGCGGCCAGATGGTCGCCAGGTGGTCGCCAATTTATAGGAGGGTCACATGGCCTATGAAGCAGTAAATCTTTCGAACCTTGCCTACGGCAACGGCTTTAGCCTGTGGCACTACAAATCCTCGAGCGATAGTCTGGCGACGATCAACGAGCCAGGGTATTTCACCGGCGATTCCGGCAACGGCGTTGCTCCCGGCGACAAAATGACAATCTCCGGCTCCGATGCCCAGGCTGATTACGTGATCAGCTCCGGCGGCGAGCTGGCGGGCGTTCATATCGATCTGGTCGACGGCTCCCGCCGCGTCCATGAACACAAGAAAGAATATTTCGGCACCTTGCTTACGCAGACGGATCTCCTTGCCGGAACCTCTCACTTTCTGTTCACCCACGTTAAGGGCTACATCACCCGCTTTTCGGCCGTGGTCAAAAAGGCGATCACGACCACCGGCGGCACGCTCACCATTGAACTTGCAGGAACGGCGGTCCCCGGCCTTTCCCTGACCTTCGCCGCCGGCGATGCCGTTGGAACGGTTCATACCAGCACGCCCGACAATCCGACCCTGGCTGCCAACTTGGTTCCTGAGCTGGCCGCGGGCGGCACCGGCGACATTGAGCTGGTTGGTGATTCCGGCTTTGCCGGCGCTGGCGAGATTTATGTCTTGGTCGAAATCAGCCCCTACGATGCGACCAGCAACAACATCTTGATCGGCAACTTCATCAACGAAACCGATCTGATGGCGGCAACGTCGCATTTCGTTATCACCCCCGTTGCCGGCTTCATCGAAGCCTGCTCGACCGTGATCAAGAAAGCGATCGCGTCCACCGGCGGCGATGTGACGGTTGAATACGCGACCACGGCGGTTGATGGCTTGACCTGCGTTGTGGCGAACTCGGCGGCCGTTGGCGACAACGACACCGACGCGCCATCCTCGCTGACCCATGCCACCGCGGCGGTCACGGCGAATACCGGCGTTGAGATTGTCCTCGAGGCCGCCTTCGATAGTGCCGGCGCCTTGTGGGCTGGCGTCGAAATCAACCCCGATACCGATGCGGACAAGCTGATCTATTGCGATTCCTTCATCGAGCAAACCGACTTGCTCGCTGGAACGTCGCATTTCGTGATCGCGCCTTGTTCCGGCCACATTTCGCGGCTCTCGTCCGTGGTCAAGAAAGCCGTCACGACCGGCGGCACCCTGACTGTTGAGTTGGGCGGCGAGAAGGTGATCGGAATGGATTGTGTTGTCGGCGACAGCTCCGCCGTCAATGTCATTGATACCGGGACGCCCTCGGTTGCTGGCTCGCAAAGTACCCGCGTTACCAAGGGCGATGTAATCGAGATCGTTGGCGATGCAGCCTTTGCCACCGCCGGCGAGGTTTGGGTTCAGGTTACGATCACGCCCAACACCTAATCTTGAGGGAAGTATAATAACGAGCGGGGAGTGGGCTTGATCCTCTCCCCGCTTTTTAATAGGAGCCGTGAATGGCAACCAGCGCCGTTGAAGTAGCCAACCAGGCGTTCGCTTTAATCGGCGCCAACGCCATTTCCTCGTTTATCGGAACGGCCACCGAGCAGGTGGTAGGCGAAGCTCTTTACCAGCCGCTCGTGGATGCGGCTCTAACGTCCTATCGCTGGCGCTTCGCCACCGGCAAGGCAACCCTGTCGCGCCTGGCCGCTGTGCCGTTGAACGATTGGGACGCCGCCTATCAGATGCCAACGGATCCAATAATCCTTTTGCTTAACGCCGTGATGGTTCTCGATCAGCGCATTGAATTTGATCGTTACGAAGATCAGATTTATTGCAACGCGACTTCGGATGATACGGTCATTGCCGATTACGTTTATTCGGCGGGCGAAGAAAGATGGCCTCCGTATTTTACTAAGGCCGTGGTTTTTGATCTGGCCTCAAACTTTGCAGCCGGGATCATGCAAGATTCCTACCTCGCCTCTCATTTCAATGATATGGCAGAAATCGAATACAGGAAGGCCCGCTTTGCCGATGGCTCGTCAAAGACGGCCCGGCCCATGAAGACAAACAGCTTGATCAATAGACGGAGGGGCTAAATGGCTCTCGCCGGTCGCCGCAATCCGAAATCAAACCCCAAGAATAAGGTTCGGGGTTTTCAGACGAATTTCTCGTCAGGGGAACTCGATCCCCTGATGCGTATGCGTTCTGACTTGAAGACCTATTTTGCTGGCGCGCGGTCGCTGCGAAACGCCTCTCTCTTGGTTCAGGGTGGCGCCAGGCGCCGCGCCGGCACCCGCTATCGCGCCCTTCTTGGTGCAGATACAGTCCTGCATGAATTTTCCTTCACGGAAGGACAGGATTATGTTCTGGCTTTCCAAGATACGAAACTGCTTGTCTACAATGACAGCGGGACGCTGCTTCAAACATTGAGCAGCCAGCCCTGGACCTTGGCGCAGGCAAGGGAGCTGACCCTCGCATCGAGCGCCGACACGATTATTATCTGCCACAAGGATATTGTGATAACGCGCATCCTGCGAACCAGCGCGACCAGCTTTACATCAAGTGCCTTTGCCTTCGAGGTTCATTCCACCGGCGCACCAACCAAGCAGCCCTATTTCAAATTCACGCCCGATTCCGTGACTATGAATCCCGGCGCGACGAGCGGCAGCACGACGCTGACCTGTTCGGTCCCTCATTTTATTACGGCCGATCTTGGCTCCATCTATCGATACAACGGCGATGGGACGATCGCAGTCTACAAGGAAATGACGATCACGGCGCCGACGGAACTCACGACCAATGGCACCTTTGCCTCAGACGCATCTTGGACAAAAGGAACGGGCTGGACGATCTCAAGCGGCACCGCTTCTTGTGATGGTAGCCAGGCTGGGGACAGCGACCTCGAGCAAGCGAACGCCGCTGTCAACGCCAAGAATTATACGGTCAAATTCACCCTGTCCGGCGTGACGGCTGGAAGTATCAGCGTGATACTTTCGGATGGAACAGAAACCGGGCAATATGATGAAGATGGGACTTTCGAGCTTTTCGTCCTTGCCGCCGCCGGCAGCAACCTTCAATTCCGCGCCGATGTGGATTTTGTTGGCAGCGTTGATGATGTGACCTGCTTCCATGCCGAGGTTGCGAACGTAACCATTCTGGAAACGCTCGCGGCTTCATCGGCGCAAATCTTTTGGGACGAGCAGACCTTCTCCGAGCGGCGCGGCTATCCCAGAGCGACCTGCTTCCATGATCAGCGTATTTGCTTTGCCGGATCGGTTGATCGGCCAGATGGCTTTTGGGCGTCGGCTATTTCCGCATTCTTCGACTTTGATATCGGAACCGCCCTGGATGCGGAAGCGATCGACGCCACCATCGCATCGGACGATATCGCGGAAATCCGCCATCTGGTTTCCTCGCGGAATGTCCAGATATTCACGAACGGCGGCGAGCTGTATATTCCGATCGGGCCAGGTTCACCATTGACGCCGGGCAACGTCCAGTTTTTGAGCCAGACGCCATACGGCTGTGAGCAAAAGGTGAGGCCGGTCAAGTTCGACGGGGCCACCCTGTTCTTGCAGAAAACCGGATCGGTGATCCGCGAATATCTGTTCAACGATATCGAGCAGGCGCACACATCGAACGCGGTCAGCCCAACGTCCAACCATCTGTTGAAGACGGTTGTCGATTCCGCCGTCCTCCTTGGCACCGATACCTCGCCGGAACAATATGCCTTTTTTGTGAATAGCGACGGCACCGCGGCGGTCTTCCATTCGGTTCGGAATGAGGAGCTCGCCGGCTGGACACCATGGGATACCATCGGGCCGAGCGGCGGTGATAAATTTCTCAGCTTTGCCCAATCGGGAACAAAGCTATTTGCCGCCGTTGAAAGAACAATTGACGGATCGACGGTTTACTGGCTCGAGGAATTTGATCCCGACCTGACCCTCGATGCCTGTTCCAAGTTTGATACCTCGACGGAATTATCTACCAACGGCACCTTCGCCTCCGATGCAAGTTGGACCAAGGGGACCGGCTGGACCATCGCGTCCGGCGTGGCGAGCAGCTCCGGCGCGCAAAGTTCGGACAGCGACCTCGAGCAAGTGAACGCGGCCGTCAATGGAACCACCTATCGTGTCCAGTTCACGCTTTCAAATGTTACCGCCGGCACGATCACGCCCAAGGTCTGCGACGGCGCCGGGACAGCGGAAAGCGCCGATGGAACCTATGTCCAGATCATCACGGCCTCGACCGGCAACAATTTACAATTCACCGCCGACAGCGATTTCATTGGCGACATTGACGACGTGACGATCACTGAGGTTGCGTTGGTATTCACCGCCGCTCACCTTGATACGATCTTGGTTCAAGGGACAACGAACACCTCGCAGCAATTTGTGGGTGAAGTCACAACGGACGGCTCAGGCGTCGCGACGTTCTCCGGCGATGCCGTGAACAACGCGCACGTTGGTCTGGACTTTAATTTCGACATTGAAACCATGCCACCGGACGCGGTTAAGGGCTCCGGGCCATTGATGGGTTTGAAAAAGAGAATAGGCCGGGTGGCCGTTTCCGTGATAAATACAGCATCATTGAAGGTTGCGGGTAATGAGCTGGTCCTTACCGGCGTGACGGATGATTTCTCTGTTGCCCCTGGACTTACGGAAGGCGATTTCGAGTTCTTCCTTACGGGATGGGCAATTGATCCAACGGTATTAATGACGCAAACCTATCCGCTTCATTGCACCGTCCGCGGCCTTTACATCGAGGTTATGGTCTAATGGGAAAAGTCGCCAAAGTCGCCCTTCCGATAGCCGCCATCGGCCTTATGATCTGGGCGCCCTGGGCTACGCCGGCCCTTGCCGGCGGGGCATCGGTCGCAGGAACCGCGGCTGTAGGTGGCGGCGCTGTGCTTGGCGGAACCGCCGCTGCGGGCGGCGGCTTTGTTATTGGCGGAACCGCTACATCAATTGCCGCCACATCAGCCGGATTATTTGGTGCTGGCGGATTTCTTGGGACAGGAGTTAGCGCCACTTCGGTACAAATTGGCCTTGCTGGATTAAGCGCAGCAGGTAGTTTATTTGGAGGCATGGCAGGCGCGCAGCAAGCGGATTTATTTGCACAAGAAGAAGCGCGCCGTCAGCGCGCGGCTCGCCTTCAGGCCTTGCAGCTCGAGGCGCAAGCCCTCAAAGGCGGCAATGCCGCCAGAAATACAGCGATGGCCCGGGCCGCGGCGCAAGGCCAGGATACTTCTGGCCGGTCCTTCATGACATTCATGGCGGATCAGGAGGATATCCTCGAATCCGATATCGACACCATCAAGGTCAATGCCGAGGCTGGCTTGCAGACTTCCAATATCAGAATTCGCCAATTCAACTCGCAGCGCACTTCCTCCTTGGTCGGTGGTGCCACCGGCGCCGCCCGCTCGCTTTTCACAGCCTTTGCGTAGGAAATCATGGCAGGATTTACAGACAAGCGCCTGACAAGAAAGCAATTTGTTGATCCCGGTCAAATCGGGACGCCGCCGTCTAGCGGCAAGCAGGATATGTTCGGGCAGATCGCCGGCGCCTTCGCTTCAATGGTTGGGCCATCGAAGGCCAAGGCCGAGGCCGAAGACAAACGCAACGGAACCACCCTTGGGCAGAATTCTGTCAGCATTGATGATCAAGGCAATGTAACCCGCGAGGCTCCCCCGCCAGAAATTACCAGCGAAGCGGGCCAAATTGCCTTTATGAACGCGCAGCGGTCAAAGGCGCTCGATACGCGCATGAACGCGATCCGCGCCAAGTCCAATGAGCTGGCGATCAAGTATAAAAATATGCCCGATGGCCTTCGCCTTTATGGCGAGGACTTCGAGACATTCATCACGCCGTTTTTTGAGGGAACCAACAAGGATATCAAGGGGATCCTCGAACTCGAGGCCGCGAATGTCGCCAAGCAAGCTATCAATCAAATTACACAAGTCCAAGTCGATCGGGACCATCGAGAAGCCGTTGCTGCAAAAATAATCAACGTCGAAACCATAACATCGAATATCGAAGAAAAAACGATGACTGGGCAGAACACCGACGCCGAGCGGCTTGAGCTGGAAATGATCCTTGGTCAAGGCGTGGCCGCCGGCACCGTGACCCAATCCCAAATGGATCAACGTATGAAGGGGATGGAGATTGCGGCCTACACCGGCAAACTGTTCAAGCGGATTCTTGAGGCCAATGAAGGTGATATGTCAACAATCCAAGCGGACATTCGGAAGAAGCTCTATGGCGGCGGCGAAGAATTCGAAATGACAAACGACGATCGCAAAGCGGTCATGTCGCGCGTTAATGAACACTATAATTTTATGATCAACAATCGGAACAACGCTCAGGCCGCCTTGAATAAAGAAATCACCGAGAAGGTATTCCCGGTCGCTGAGGCGTTTTATGCAATGCACCCTTCGGCCCAAACTCCTGAGGCGGTGAATGATGCTATTATGAAGGCTGGCTATTCCGAGGCCGAGGTAAAGAAAAACCCCGTTCTTCGGACAATGAAACACAACATGATGACAGTTGCGCGCTCCGCAACCGACCAACGGCGAAGCCGGGCGGAACGAAACCAGATAGCAATTCTCGAGCGCGCCTTGATCACCGCCGGCACCCAGAAGGAACTCGAAGAGGCCTTTATACCGATTAGCCAGGCGAAGGCCGCCGGCCTGTTTAACGATTACGAAGGTCAATATAATTCATTGATCGTGCGCCAGGCGTCCAGGGTCACATCACTTGCCGCGGCTGCCACGAAAAACAATGCAGCGGCCACGAAGGCGAACGATGTTGCGCTGACAGATCATTTCAACAAAATGATCATGCGGAAGCAGCTCACCAACGATGTTGTAAACGTGATTGCGGCCGGGACTGACAGCAAGGATCCGAAAACCAAGGCTATTGCCTTCTGGATGCTGAAAAATCGCTCCAAGGTTCGGACCATGATCGAGCAGATTAACGGCGGCCACGATAAGTACAACGCCGCGGTTGCCGCGCGCAGCGCCAACGGCAATTATTTCTCACCGACAGCCACCGGCCGGCGGCACTCTGAGGAAATTATCAAGAATGAAATCAAGGTGGCTGCGGCCACCGGCCAGCCCAATCCCTATGATCTGGCAGCGCCATCCGGCGAAGGCCTGCAAAACCTCTTGTTGAAGGCCAACGCCGATCGGGTCAGTAACGATTTACTCGATAACCACATGGCGGCGCTGGCGAACAGCAACACCGCTGCCGAAGCGCAAAAAGCGGCGGTAATATGGCAACAGATGAACACCAGCCCACACGCCGAGGCGATCCGATACAGTATGCCGGGTGCGCTCAAGCGGGAGTTGGCCGAGGTCAGCGAATTTTTTAACGCCAACACCGAGGCGGACCAGAAAGATTTTGATAGGTGGCGCGCAGCCAAAAAGAATACCGATACCGAAAGCAAGATGCGTCGAGCCTATATTGCCGAAAGGACGTCGGAACAATTCAGCGAAATGATCAATGCCAGCATCAAGCGCGCCGGCAACGTGGAATCGGCGCGGGCCTTTGGCGTTCTCAATCCGATTAATTGGGTGATCAATAAATTCTGGCCCAAGGAAACAACGCAAGCGATGAACTTCGTTTCCAAGGACGCCAGCGGCGATACCGCTTTATTCAGCCATGAAATTGCGCCGCTCAGTCCTCAAGTGACCGATATTATGCGCCAGATATGGAACCAAGAGCGGCTCTATTATCCCACCGGCCCCGAGGGCGACAGGTTTGCGCTCGAGGAAACCTACAAGAAAGCGCTACAATCCCGGCGCGTTGGGCCGACCAACTTTGCCATGCCGGCGGCGCGCAATGAATTTGGCGAGGTTTCCGACCAGCCGGAGGGCGTGCAGATCGTCGAGGGCGCGCTCGAATCGTATTTCCCGGGCCACACGATAGCTCCCCTTCTTGTCGAATCCCGGCTGCGCGAAATTCTCAACGGACCGAGCATGACCAGTGATATCAAAAAAGGTCTTCCCCCTATTGTTCGTGGCTGGCTGGTGGGGGGCATACTTGGCTTCGATTCCTTGATGAACGCCGGTTGGGTCAGCGTGGTTTTCAACCCCAATGAGTCCAGCAAGGATCAAGGAGATTGGCAGCTTATTCTGAGAGACCCCGAGGACGAAAGCATGAATGGCCGCCCGGTTATTCTCGATCAGCATTGGCGGCCAAATGGCGCGACAGCGAGAGAGTTGCGCCGGCGCCAGGCCGAGGAAAGAAATAAATGAGTGAAAAGCTCCTTTCTCTGCCAGACCTTCCGACCGATAGCGGCGTATCGGTCCCGGCTCAGGGCCGCGGCCGCGCGCTCGATCCGGTCAACGTGGGGATCGGCGGGCGCAGCTTCGATCTCAATATGCGGGAATTCAAGGCTGGCGTCGAAAAGGGAACAAGCTCCTTTGGCGACCTTGGCGAGCTGCTTATTGGAAGGGGCTTCGATTATTACAAGGACAAGGCTATTGGCGAGGCCGGGTTTCCTGTCGATCCCGACTATGAGCCCCTCGAGGACGATCGTTTCCTAAATCTGCCAGAACGATATCAAGACATTATGCTGACGGCCCGATCTTATGGGGAGGGGACCGTCCTTCTCCGTATGTTTGAAAAGCAACTGGCGAAGGATCGCTTTCTTGCCCAGGCCGG